TCGGCTCTCGCCAAGGTGATCGACGCCTTCGAGAACAAGAACCACCCACAATCGCCAAATCCATCGAATCAGCAAGATTTTCCCTTGCAGGGCGACGGAGAAGCTGGTTGATAGGCCCTGCCGCAAGGCCGCGCTGAAAACGCGAAACAAGACGCCATGATTCAAAACCTCACCCCAAGCCTTCGGGCTGCCTGCCAAGCCGACTCGGTTGTCTGTCGGATTTTTCACTTGGCAGGTGGCCCGAGGGCTTTGTCTTTTTCATGAACTGGCTCAACCTCAACATCCAGACCCTGGACTCGGAAAACTTCATCGGCAGTGACCCGACCGAGCGCGGAACATGGCTCTGCCTGCTCCGCTACTGCATCGGACAGGAAAACATGGGAACCATCCACGACTGTTCGGAATGGGCTGACCGCAAGTGGCAGCAGCTCGTCCGGATCACCAAAAAGGAGTCCGCGAAAAAATGCGACCTCTGGCAATGGGAAGGTAACTCACTGACCGTCTGGGGATACCCGGTCGAAAAGGAGCAGGAAGTGCAGGAAAAACGCGAGCGTGCGAGAACCAACGGGGCCAAAGGCGGACGCCCAAAAGGAACCAACGCTGGAACCGAAGAGGAACCAACGTCGGTTAATTCTGCGAAAGCGGAAGGAGAAAGGAAGGAGAAGGGAAAGGAATACCCCCTTACCCCCAAGGGGGACGGGGAGGGGGATCTTCCTGGAATGCCCGGCGAAAGCCCCGAGCCACCGCGCTGCCTCCCCAAGGGCTGGCAGAAACTCAGCGCCAGCCAGAAAGCCCAGACCCGAGTGAACTTCAACACCCCCACCATGCAGCAGCTCGGCGCCACCCACGGCAGACGCGCCACCACCCTCTGGACCGTCGCCGAGGCCGAGGCCCTGCTGCGGGTCAAGCCCGACGAGGACGAGATCGCCGCGATGATCGACTTTTACGAAGCCGTCCTGCCGAAGGAATCCGACTACCGCCGCCACGACCTCGCCACCCTGCTCAACCACTGGAACGGGGAGCTCGACAAGGCCCGGATCTGGAAATCCACCCAACGCCAACGCGCCTCCGCATGAACCCGACCGAACCCTACCCGCCGCAAGACGACATCACCCGCGGCCTGCCCCACGCGGTGGGCCCCGAGAAGTCCGTCATCTCCAGCATCCTGCAGGACCCCGCTGAATTCCTCGGCCGCGCCACCGAACTCGGCCTGCGCTCCGAAAACTTCTACCTGCCGACCGCCCGCATCCTTTTCGACGCCATCCACGAGATCTTCACCGCCAACAAAACCCCCGATCTGGTGTCGATTGTCCAGCACCTGCTCGACCGCAACCAGCTCGACCGGGCCGGCGGACCCTCCGCGGTTTACGACCTCTACAACTACGCCCCCACCTCCTTCTCCTTCGCCCAGCACGCCGCCGCCATCACCGAGAAATTCGTCCTGCGGGAAATCATCCGCGTGGCCGGCGAATCCATCGCCACCGCCTACGACGCGCCAGACGCCCCGTGGGAGGCACTGGACGCCTCCGAGGCGCAGATGCTGGCAATCCGCGACCAAACGCAGCCACGGACCTCCCAGACGCGGAATTCCGCCCTCCAGTCGATCCTCGACGACGTGCAGGCGATGATTTCCGGCAAAACCGACGAAATCGGGCTGAAAACCGGATTCCCCACCCTCGACAAGCTCACCTGCGGCCTGCGCCCCGGCCAGGTCTTCGTGATCGCCGCCAGGCCGTCCATGGGCAAGTCCGCCCTGATGATGAACATCGTCGAGCACGCGGTCTTCAACCTGAACCAGCCCGCCATGGTCTTCAGCCTCGAAATGAGCCAGAAGGAACTGCTCGCCCGCCTGCTTTTCAGCCGCTCCCGATTCAACCCCGCCACCCTCGACGGCCGGCAAGTCGTCCAGGCCGACCTGCTCCGCATCCGCGCCGCCTATTCCGCCATCGCCGCGGCCCCGCTTCACATCGACGACACCCCCGCCATCACCATCTCCGAGATCCGCGCCAAGGCCAGACGCGCCAAGGCCCGCCACGGCGTGAAGCTCATCGCCATCGACTACATGCAGCTGATCCGGTCCACCTCCAAGCAGGCCCAGAACTCCCGCGAGCGCGAGATCGGCGAGATTTCCGCCGGCATCAAGGCGCTTGCCAAGGAGCTCAACCTGCCGGTGATCGTCCTCGCCCAGCTCAACCGCGAATCCGAGAAGCGCTCCGGCAAATCCAAAGGCGTGCCGCGGATGTCCGACCTGCGGGAATCCGGCACCATCGAGCAGGACGCCGACCTCGTCGGGCTGCTTTACCGGGAAGCCTACTTTGCCGAAGACGACGACGAGAAGGGGGAAATCGGCAATGTCGCCCGCCTGATCATTTCCAAAAACCGCAACGGCGCCACCGGCGACCAGCACCTCGCCTTCATCCCCGAACTCGTCCGCTTCGAGCACGGGTTCCCACCCGCCCAGGTTCCCAAGGAACCCGTCAAATCCACCCGATACCAACGCTAAAGCCATGCAACACAAACCAACACCACCCCTCGAAATCGCCCCGGACCACTGGATCGAGCCGCCCATTTACGCCAAATCCAACGCCCCCGCGCCGCAGCATGTCCGGGACGCCAACCACGACGCCGGAATCCAGATCAACGAGCACAAGGACACCTTCATCCGCGTCTGCCTGGAATCGCTCTTCACCGACGAGGAAGTCGGCGAGGCCATGCTCAAGCACATGAACCAGCCTCAGAGCTACATCCCGGCCCTGCTCTCGAAGCTCGACGCCGGCAAGTTCAAGCTACTGCTCCGCGCCGACCACACGCCCATCCTGATTATTCCGTCCCACCACCACCCGGAATCCAAGAAACAGACCGGCCACATCCGCCACACCGGCCACACCCTCACCCTGGCCTACGACGACAAGTGGATCGGCACCATGACCGTCGAATACAACGACGGCCGCATCAACATCGACATGACAACCCGCCAGGACGCCCCGGAACCATGAGCGGACTCGACACTTACAAAACGATGATCGGCGAATCCATAGCGGACCCTTACCGGATCGCCCGCGCCTACGACCTCGACCCCGTTATCGCCCAGGCGGTCAAGAAGCTCCTGCGCTGCGGGCGGAAGCACAAATCCCGCGCAACGGATGTCCGCGAGGCCATTACCACGCTGGAGAGGTGGGAGGCGATGGAGGCGGAGGATTCTATGCATAAACACATAGATCATGGACGCTGAAAATAAATCTCCGACATGACAACAATCACCGAAAAATCACAGCCTGCTCCGAAGATGGAGGGGCGGAATATCCAAACACTATGAAAATCCGAATGGACGAATCGAATACAGACACACCAGAAACAGACGGAGAATGGAATCGGCTCGCTTGCCAAGACCACCCGGAATTTGAACGGAACCTAGCTGACTTTGCCCGCAAGCTCGAACGCGAGCGCGATGCCACCATCGCGCAGCAGCGCGAGGAACAACGGCTGCACATCCAGACGCTGAATGAACGTAATGAACTCGCCGGGTATCTCTGCCGGATAAAGCTGCCTCTATCGGTGCGATTTGTCGCGAATCTTGCGGACGTGTTCCCCGGAAAGAATGTCCGTATGAAGGACGTGGATGGATACCTCTGCATTTTCTCGGTGAACGCTGGTGTCTTGGCACATGCCGACGAGAAAACTTTATGACCATGGAAAACGATCTCTTACTTAAAAACGACGACGAAGGGCGTGATGGCATGTTGCCAACGACCTCTTGTTCTCTGCCGTCATCTTCCGGCATCTCTTCTCTTCTTGCGGTGGCCTTTGGTGGCGGCACGAACTCCACGGCGATGCTCTGCGGCTTCCGTGAGCGCGGCATCAAGCCCGACCTGATCCTGTTCGCGGACACTGGTGGGGAACTGCCGGAAACCTATGAGCATGTGATGGAGATGGATACGCAATGCCGGATCTGGTGGGGCGTAGGAATCGAAACCGTGAAGAAGACATACCAAGGCGGATTCGAGGGACTGGAAGGCGAGTGCATCCGTGGGAGAAAACTCCCCGCTCTGGCCTATGGACGGAAAGCCTGCTCGATGAAATACAAGACCCAGCCACAGACGCAGGCACTGAAACTCTTCATGGATGCGACAGGCGCAAAGGATGCTGTGCGAGCAATCGGCTACGATGCAGGCGAGAATCACCGAGCCAATGACATCAGCGGCGAAGATCTCAAAAAAGGCCGATATGTTCGCAACTGGTTCCCGCTGCTGGAATGGGAATGGAGAAGGCAAGAGTGCATCGAAGCCATCGCCCGCCACGGACTGACACAACCCGGCAAGTCTGCCTGCTGGTTCTGCCCCGCGATGAAGCGCGGCGAAATCCTGCGACTGAAACGCACGCGCCCTGACCTGTTCGCACGCGCCCTGAAAATCGAATCAAACGCGATCCTCAAAAGCCCCGGTCGCGGACTCGGTGGCCAGTCTCTCCGATGGGAGAATGTGGACACCAACGACACTGCCCAGGGAAAGCTCTGGGACTATCTCGACGAACACGATGAATCACCAATCCCCTGCGGATGCTACGACGGATGAAAACGAAACGACCATACAAGACAAGGAATGATAATGCGAGACTCCTCAAGGACTGCCACGACACCATCGGGGAAGCGGTGGAAGCTTGGGAGGTTCCAGACTCACCGGAGGGATTCTGCTACGCGATGAAGGGGCTGATGAACTTGAAGGAACGGATTGCGGCCCGTCTCGGGCTTGCCTCTGAAAGCGATTGCGTGGCTGCCGGGAAAGCTGACGGAAAGCGCGAACGCGGTGCAGAGAACGCCTAGCCCTCGCACGGGCGAACCTGAAACAACCATGAAAAAGAAATTGAAAAGCTCTAGCCCGTTGCGAGCGGCGACTGGTTCTCCGCCTCCGAATAAGCAGCCAGAAAACGATGATTTACTAGTGATTACATGGATACACAAGACCAAATCCAACAGGAGGCAATGTCGTGATCTTGCCCGTGAGTGCGACAGGTTACGCGATGCTCTGCGAGCAATCATCGGGTGCGGGCTAAACTGCAAAGACGCACTCGATGAAGCCGAGCAAATGGAGCGAATTGCCAAAGAAGCTCTTTCTCCGGAGAACGCAATAACTGAGGGACCGGCAGCGTGAGCGGCCTGAAAACACTGAACCTATGGAAACCATGAACACTGATACACCAGAAACAGACGGAGAATGGAACCGCCTAGCTTGCCAAGACCATCCGGAATTTGAACGGAACCTAGCTGACTTCGCCCGCAAGCTGGAACGCGAGCGCGACGAGGCGCGGGAGGAACTCGCCGCCGTCACAGAGGCTTTGCAATCCCCAATAGAGGTCGAACTTGACATGATTCGCGGTAAAATCGCAGTCCCTGATCGGTCAGAATTTGAATATATCGAGCAGATCAAAACCGTCACTGAGCAGCGCGACAGGCTGGCGGAGGCTTTGAATGCCATCTTAAATGATGATCCAGATTCTCCGCTATACAAAATAAAAGAAGCCCGTGCCGCCCTCGCTGCATGGAAGGAGGCACACAGTGAATCCTGAACAACAACGAATTGCCATCGCGGAGGCGTGTGGGTGGACTAAGATCAGACTTCACCCTCGATGGGTAAGCGATATTGGAAGCGAATTTCCGCCCACTCTTTGTGGGACACACCCAAGCAAAGGCAGACCTGAAGGAATCCCTTGGTGGGGGCCATTACCAGACTACCTCAACGACCTCAACGCGATGCACGAAGCGGAGAATGTGCTGACGAACGAACAATGGTGGTTGTTTGTGGAGTTTCTTACTGAAATCCGTGGTGGTGGTGTAGCTATTTGTATTTCCGCCACCGCCGCTCAACGCGCTGAAGCCTTTCTCAAAACACTCAACCAACAAAATAATGCCACTACCACCAACACCCGCCGACAGCCCAGTCATCTATGGTGCATCGCTTGTGATCCCAACAAACCCATCGTGGGCAAACAGTCCGATCCATCAAGAGGTTCAGGAGTGGGAGAAGGAGTCGATCCGCGCTCAGGATGTAAACAAACCAAGTGAGACATTGGTCGCCGAGCGCGACAGGCTGGACGATCAACTGGATCAAATAATACTCCGACTTGGCGAAACGCAAGAACGCATGATTGATGCGGAGAGGCAGCGCGGCAGGCTGGCTGCGGCTTTGAGGAAAGCAACTGGTATCGAGAAGCCTGAACAACAACGAATTGCCATCGCGGAGGCGTGTGGGTGGGAGTTAAAATCAAATGGATTAAGCCCAATGTGGTCTTGGCAAAATGAATCTTTAACCCACCGAATCAAGTGGGTAGCTCATAAAGAAATGGCATCTCAAGGAGTATTACCCGACTACCTCAACGACCTCAACGCCATGCACGAAGCAGAAAGGAGACTGGAAGCAGAAGACAACCACGCCTACGGGTGCTATTGCTCCGAGCTTTACGAAAAGTATGGGAACACGGTTAGCCTTACCGCCGCCCAACGCGCTGAATCTTTCCCGAAATACTACAACCTATGGAAACCATGACAGACACACCGAGAACGAATGAAGCCCTTGCCGCCATCCTTGAGAGGGACGGCGAACTGTCCGAAAAGAATGCGCCCGAAGTGCTAGTGAAACTTTGCAGAGCGATGGAATGCAAAGCGGAGGAACTGAACCACCAACTCGCCAGATCGCAAGCAGCCGGAACAATCTGGTATCGCCGGTGTTTAGGGGAAGATGCGGAATGGCATCTAGGAGAGTTAACCAAGCTAGCGCAGGAACGCGACGCCGCGATTGCAGAACTCGAAGCATGGCGCAGTGAGAAGGGACCAGAAGGCTGGTGGGTCGAGCACTCGGACCACATGGCGCAACTGGAGGTGTGGCGCGATGAGAATGCTGGGCTGAAAGACCTGCTCGAAAACACCATCACCGAGCGGGACCGACTCAAGCGCAACTACGACCACGAGCGCGAATTACGCTGGCAGACCCTCGAAAAATACCGCATGCACCACGAGGAGGCGGAGAGGCTCGCCGAGCAGTACGCCAGATACGTCGCCGCCCTCCTTCAAATCGCCAACACCGACTACCGCGGAAACCGATCCCACGAATCCCAAATCGCATACAAGTCGCTGAATCCTACCACCCCCGGCCCACCGAGCCAACCCGCTTCCAGTCCTTCCAGTCCGCCGGCTTCCTCCGCCGACGCATGACACGGCGATACTCGCTCGCCGACGCCATCGATGCCCAACACATCGCCGCGCACAACACATCGTCGTCGTGCTCCCCGCCACGGGCCTCCTCGCGCCCGTTCTTCCCGACGACGAACATTTTGAACTCGTGGATGACGTCCTTGCACCCGACGTCCAAAACCCCCTCGCGCAGCGCAACCGCCAGCGCATCCACCGCCTGCCGCCGCTGCTCCGAATCCTTCAGTTTCCACCCATACTGCATCACCTCCGTCCCCACCCGCGCCGACGGAACCTTCCGCATGTAAAGCGGCACACCCATCTCCTTGCAGCGGTCCACGATGTGGATCCCCATGTTAACCTCGATCACCACCGTCGCGCCGCCATACCACCGCGACAACCGCAGGATGTGACCCGCCACCTCGTCGCCGTCCCCGAAGAACGGCGGCCGCACCCGCGCCACCAGCCGCGTCCGGTGCTCGATCCCCGTTGACGGATCGAAATACCCCTGCCGCCACACCAGCACCGAGGTCCGGTCGGGATTTCGCCCCGTCGTCTGGTCCTCGCCGGTCGCCGGATCGCACCCGACCAGATACCGGCACCCCTCACGCGGCTCCTCCCACACCATCACGTCGCCCCCGCCATCGCCACGCCCGCTCCAGGTGACCACCTCGTTGTCCAGCGTCACCAGGTGACCCGTCAAGAAGCCCATCCCGCTGGCACGCTTCTCCATCTGCATCAGGCTCTCGACATCAAACCGCGGACGCCCCGACACCGCAAAACACCGGACCTCATCCTCCGGGTAGTATTCGTCGAACAAGTCCTCACTCGCTCCGCACTCGGTCCGAATCATGTCCCGCCGCCACGCCAACTGCTCCCAGTCCACCCCTTTGTCCAACAACAGCACCTCGCGCTCACCCAGCGAACGCTCCATCTCCACCTTCTCCCGCTCACCCAGCTTCTCACGCCGACGGTGTTCGACGAATTCATACCACGCCGCAAACACCTTGATCCACACCACGCCCCGGTCCTCACCGCTCGCCCGGCGCGACAAAAACTCGTCCACCGTCACCGCGTCCTGCCACGTCTCGTAAAACCAGCCGTTCGCCCCCTCCGGCGTGCTCTCGGAAATCACCACGCTCTTCCCCTTCGAGATCGACGGCAACACCGCCGCCATCACCCGCTTGTCATTCTTCACCCCGGTCTTCGGCCACTTCGCGGTTTCAGACGCATGGAACGCCGTCCGAGTGTCACCAATCCCCGCCTTCCAGTTCTCCGCGGAATCGATTTCCCACCGCGACCCATTTGTCCAAGTCAACCCCATCGAGGAATCCTTCATCTGACGAATCCCCCACGGAAACGCATCCACCTGGCCGTAGTCCCGGACCTTCATCATCAGCTTCTGCGAATTCCCCGCCTTGTCCGAAATCGTGATCCCGTTCGTTCGCCACCGCATCCCGTGGTGATACACAATGTGTGACGCAAACGTCGAACAACCCACCTGCCGCGGCTTGCAAACAATCATCCGACACGGGGCCCCCACTGCCATGCAGATCTCATACACCTCGCTCATCCGCAACTGCAGGATGTTCGGAGTCGGACGGATCGCCTCGTTGTCCTTGTTCTGAATCCGCACGCACGTCGCAAAGTGAACCGCAGGACTCCCCAATGCCATCTCCCCCAACTCCACGTTGCTCTTCCCCACCATGCTCGCCCGAAACCGATCCACCAGACTGTCGCTCATTCACAAACCCCTACCACCCCCACCCACCACCCAGAAAGTGGCGCACTCCCGCCACCGAAAAACTCAAAACATATTCTGAAAAAAATTTTCCACGCCAAATCCAGTCACCCCTCTTGGGTCCCTCTCACCCCCCCCACCCACTCCCTCATGCTTTGCTCCGGCGTGTTTTTTGGAAATGATCCTCGCGTTCATCATGGTGGGGTGGAGTAGCGTAAAGGGTGATGGAACCAGAAAGGGGGGGCCGGGGTGGGTGGCCGCCCCCATGCCCGCCGGCGCAGCCACGCAGCCACGCAGCCACGCAGCCACGCAGCCACGCAGCCACGCACGCAACGAGCGGCCTAGCCTACGCTATCCGCTCACCACTCTGTAGCCACACGCAGCACCACACGCACCAGAGCAGCAGCAGAGCGGGATACCCAGTGAAGTCCACTGGTCGGCTCGGCTAAGGCCAGGCACGCGCACCGAAGCGCACGACGAGGGAGGGAATAGGCCGGATCGCGGACCGACGCAAGCGGCGGGTGAACACCACCGAACACCCCACATGTAGTGGTCGACACCTTGCCGATTCCGGCATTACAGCAAGGATCGCCGCCAGCCCTACGAGCTACAGCATCTCCGACTCCGCATTATGCACATTGTAACAAGTCAGACCGATACCTCGGCCTCGACCACCACCACCACCGGATCGCCCTCGATGGGCACCGAGCGAACAGCATCCCACCGCGCCCGAGCGCCGGCGCGAGCACCCTCCGAGTCCCCGAAGTTGGGCGCCAGCGCCCGGACCTGATCCAGCCGGTCGATGAGCAGGGGAGACACCACCCGGACCTCGCGTCCGACGTCCTCCAGCGAGAAGCCGGAAGGCAGCGCGTCCTCGGGCTTGATCCCGTGCAACTCGGCGAGCGCCTTTCCGGCCGCGACAACCACGGCACCATAGGCCGCCGCATCGCCCAGGAGCCCCTGAGCGCCCTCCATCACTCGCCGGTAATGCTTGTCCAGGTAGCCACGCACGGCCTCGCGATGAGCTTCCGGCGTCGCCTTACCGCCGGAGACTTCCCGAGCAATGGCCGACCAAACCATAGCCGTATGCTTGTAGGACCGACCCAGGATCGCCGCGCATTGGCGCAGCGTTTTACCCTCGAAACAATGCAGCTGGATCACCCGCTCCCGCATCGCCCAGCCACGCACCCGGAGCTTCTCGGTGCCAGCCTTCAGGTAGCGATTCTGCCGACCAGGCGCCGGAGCCGGCAGCACGTCCGTAGGCACAAAGTCCACGCCCGGACACGGACCAGGCTCGGCCGAAATAAAATCAGGAACGACGCACGCCGATTTCAGGGCGGAAACACCGGGGGGAGTAGGCTTAGAAACGGATTGGTAGGGAGCAGGCACGAGGCTGACGCTGGCAGGGAGTGGTCGGCGGAGCAAGAGGCGGGAGAACGGGCGCAGCAGCACCAGGATCGCCACAGGCGGCAGGGAAGGGAGG